GGGCAACTTGCGCTGCATCGTCACGTCGAACCCCGGGGGACGGGAAATTGAAGTTGAAGAACGGAGCAACCGGAATGGGTGATTGATCAGAATCATCGATTTCAGTGTAGCGGAGAATCAAAGCAGTTTCGCGTTCAAGATCACGCGGGGGCGGTGGCACGCAAAAAACCAAATCGAAATCGTCGAGAACGTGGCGTTCAGCGAGCACTTCGATGTCTTCACGATCACGCCCCCACGGTGTCGGCACGACTTGGGGTGCAAAATGCGGCATGAGATTGATGACAGGCGGCGGGTCACAAACATGGGCAAGAGTCTCAACAACATTGTTGAGAGCGTCAGAGGCAGCATGAACGACAGTGACACCCAGATTTGCAGCGACAGGACCAGCGACGTCAACGAGTCGGCGCGCACTATGAGCGGCAATCTTTGCAGTTGCGACCGTGAACTTGGCGCACAATTCTGCAGGCAACGGGCGCAAATTAGCAGTGCTGATATCCCATCGATGGCGCGGGACGTAAGGATCATAGTCCGTGTCACCATCCGCATGTGTCATGAAGAGAAAGTCGTAAAGCTTGGCACGAGCCCGTTTGTCCAAGGGTCCATATTTGCGGTTGATTTGACCGGAAAAAACGTCGGCCACATACTGGTACGCGCGTTGGGTGAAATTGCCTTGGCGTGCGCGGCGTTCACGTTCAAACGTAACCAATTGACGCATGCAGTTGTCGTAGTCAAAACTAGCGCGCGAATGATGGATGAGTGCGTGTGCGACAAGGCTGTAAAACTGTGTCGTGTCAACGTCCCAACGTTCTTCGATCACCTGTTCACCAATTCGTACTTCACCAAGAAGACCGCGAAGTTTCTGCGCCATGATCTGAAACGTCAAATCCTCATACCGCAAAGTTGCGGCAAAAGAAACCAAGGCCCGCCAACGGCGCATAGGCACAGTGAAAAAATGGTCGTTGTCAGTGCGTGCGAATGAAGAGCGCAATGTGGGCAATAAGAGGAAAGGTTCACCAAGACACCATGAAGTGGGTGTGGCTTCTTGGAAACCGGGAGAGACGTTGACCTCAAGAAGAAAGCATGAACCGACGTGAGAAAGCTCCTCAACCTGAACATGATACCCGGGCAAAATTGCACGGGGCATGAGCCATGTAAGGAGTTTCG